CCCTATTTTTTAGGGTTTATCTTTAAATAATTGGTAACTTATAAATTATACAATTTTGGCAATTAATTCAGTTTAGTGCCGATTTATAGTTAATTAAATGGTTTAAATTTATAAAAATTTATTTACCCATTGCATTATTTTTAATAATTTACTTGTATTATCTTCGTCGTGTTCTTGTTGATGACAATCTCTACACAAAGTTACTAATAAATAGTCTGAATATTCCCAAGCCTTACGCCCTTTTAAATAAACTAAATGATGAACTTCTAGTGTACTTTCGTAATTATCTTTTAAGCAATTACTACAAGCAAAATTATCTCTTGTTAAAATCTCGCTTCTTTTCTTTAGCCAAGCGGATGTTTTTAATTGTTCTTTATAATTCATATTAAAAAGGTATTTCGTCATTTTCATTATAAGTAATTCCAAAGGCTTCTGTTGTGGTTATTTTAGGTAATTCAAACAATTCTTTTATAGGCTCAATAACTTCCGTATCTTTAACGATTGAATAAGTAGGTACTTGTTGTCCTTTTTCGTAATATCTTCCACTAGGAACGTGATAATCATATTCTACTCTCCCTCCTATTTCTCCCTGAAACTTCATTTTTGTTTTTAGATTTTCAAATACAGTTTTGCTTTCAGTTTCTCCATCTCCAAAAAATCTGTAAACGCTAAATCCATCGTGTGTTTGGTTTCTAAAATCTGAACTTCCCGATACATCGTAAAGCGTAGGACTTGCATAAGTGCCATCAGCTTGTTTTTGCATTTTAGTTGGGTGTGCAACTAAAAAAATAATAACATTGTTCATTTGTGCAAACATTGTAAGTTTGGTTAAAACCTCATTAATTTGGTCTAACTTATTTCCTTTACCATTAAACCCTAATTTGTTAAAAGCATCAATTACAAAAATATCAATACCATAAGCAAACAACTGTTCTTTAAACTTTTCAAAAAGCCAATCCCAAGTTGGGAACTCTCCATTATCAGTTCCTGTTAAATAAAGTTTCTCATTTGCCCAATCGTGATATTTTGCTATTTCATATTTATTAATTCTAGGACAATCATCATTACCATAAAAGAAATTTTTACCAAAAGTCTTTTCAATAAATGTAGTGTGGTGCAATTCAAACGGATGATGTTCAGGACTAAAAAATGATGCTTTCATTTTATAATCATTAATCAAATTTAACACATACCATTCTGTAAAGTTTGACTTTCCATGTGATGGTATTCCTGTTCCAACTACTAAATGCCCTCGCATAACAGAAAACACTTCTTTTAAGTTTCCAAAGCAATGATGTTTAGGATAAATTGTTTCAGGTAATCCATTATCGTATAAGTCTAAAATTTTATCGTAAACATCACTAACTTTAAATGTTCCAGATACAGGATATTTTTCAGTTTTAAAAATTGATTTTTCAAGTAATCCTAATTTTAAATCGTCATTTGCATCTTTGCCTACAAACCTTACTCTTTCACATCTGTATCTACCTAAACGTTGTGCTATCTTTTCAGCTACATTGTTTCCGCTTTCGTCATTGTCTGTTGCTATGTAAAACCGTTTAATATCTTTTAAATACTTTTCAGAATTTAGCCAATAGTTATCATTGTCATTTGCACCATTAGGAACTGAAATTACATTCTTAATTCCTATTTCATAAAGTGCTAATACATCAAATTCTCCCTCAACTATGTATGCTTCGTTTTCGCCAATTACAGAATTAATATTGTAAAAAATGCTCTTTGCTTCTTTGCTTTGAGTAAATGATTTGTTTGAACCTCTGTATTTTTTATTTACAACTACATCGCCCTCAAAATAATTAAAAACCAAATTATCAACTTCTTTTTGAAGTTTAGGCTGGTAGTATCTTTCTTGTGTAATACCAAAATTTATAATAGTGCTTTGGCTAATTTTTCTATCTTCAAGTGCTTTTATAAAACCATTAGAAAGTTTGGTATAATTTTTCCAAGTTTGTTCAGGTAGTTTATATTCACTTCTTACTATTGAACGTTCAATGCTATCACGAAAATATAATGCTTCGCAATTAAAACATTTACCAATACCATTATTAAAATTTACATAAAGGCTACGGTCTGTTTTGTTTTTTCTAGTATCGGTACAAGCAGGACATTTTAATTTTGAAGTGCCAGTACTTTTGTTCGTTTGGATTAAATTCCAATTTTGAATATTTGCCATTATGATATTACTCTTTTAGGTAGTGATGCAGTATTAGACTGTTTATTTAACCAATTAATAAAATGCGTACAATATTCTCGTTTGTTTATTTTAACCTCAAATTGAACGTTTAACATATCGTTGTACTTCTTTAGGAAGTCTTTAACCTGTCTTATGTTAAATTTTGGTGTTGACTGCATTGCTGTACTTTCTAACCAAGTATCTGAAACTAAAAGTTCATTAAAAAAATCGTTGTTTTTATTTTTTTCTTTTACTTCTACTTCTACTTCTACTTTCTCTTTTACTTCTACTTGTACGGTAGGGGTTACCTTACCCCCTAGGCAACCCCCTACGATAGGGGTTAAAATTATTCCTGTTTTATCTTCATAACCTTTCACTTGACTATCAATACTATTTGTCTGACTTATGTATGCAAATTTCGCCATTCCTTTAAGGTTTGTTGGCTTAATTCCCATAAACTGTCTATCTAGTAAAGCATCAATAAAGGCAACCTTATCCTCGTTGTTTTCGAGTTCATTATAAACATCGAAATAGGAACGAAAGAAATTAAATCCTTTTCTTTTTGTTAGCTTATTCATATTTTTATTTTTTAAAATGACAAAACCCTAAAATGATGCACTACTATCAAATTAGGGTTTGTCTGTTAAGGCTATTGCCTAAATGCTTTCCTGTTGGTAGTGCTTCAACGTTACAAATATACAAAATATTTTGTTTATTTCCTATTTATTTTACTTTCAAGTACAATATACTTTTCATAGTTTAAAAAATTATTTTCTATTATAAGTTCAATTTGATATTCATTATACAAAAATTCTTTTTTTATTTTTCCTGCTGGTAAAATACCCATTAATTTAATAATGTATTTAATTCTGTTTTTGCACATTCCTATTTCATCTTCTAATTGGAATATTGTTTTCATTTTAATAGTTTATGTATTTCTTTTAATTTTTCAACAGTCCAAACCTTTTGAAACTGTTTGTCGATTTCTGCTAATTTCACTAAATTTTGGTAGCGTTCTAAACCAATCCGTTTAGGTAAATTTAAACTGTAATTTTCAAAATTTCCATCTTTAAATAAGTTGCATTGTACACATTGACCGTTAATATTATCCAAGTGAAATTTTAGTGTTTCAAAATTTCCTGCTGGGTAAAAATGTCCTGCTTGAAAATCATCTGAATAAGGAGTGTTACAGGAAATACAATTCAATCCTATATCTCTATTTCTTACGTGAGCGTGTACTTTTGTTTTGGTAGTGTTTAACATTAGTTTTAACCGAGTTAATTCTGTTTTCTCTACTTGCTTTTGTTCAAAGTCTAAACGTGGTTTCTGAACCTTATTAATCGCTTTATGCATTAACACTTTGCCATTATCGGATGTAAATAAAAATGTAGGGTAGCAAATTGTGCAAAGACCATATTTTCTAAAAGCTACATTTATAATTTTACCACAACCAAAACCTATTGCAACTCCAATTCCTTTACAGGCTTTTTCTTTAATCATAATATTGTTACATTAAAATTAACTTGATATGCTCTAAAATAATAATCTTTGCTTTTTAATTTGTGAAACTCACCGAATGACATAGTCTTTTTAATCGGTGGTTTTAATCCTTTTTTGTGAAATGCATAAACATCTACTGTCATAATTAAAAATATTGTTGAATATTATCTATTAAATCTTGTTTATCAATTTTTAACCACCTTACAACGGCATCTATAAATCTATTATAAAACTCATTAAATTGTATTTCATCCATTTGAGCAAATGATATGCTATGAGCCTTTTTAACCTCGTTTCCTTGTAAGTTTGTTGTTATTCTATAAAATCCTGCGTCGATAGTTAAATCTTCTCTTAAATCATCTTTATTAGTATAAACCTCTTGATTTTGATAAACTAATTCTACAAGTGCAAAAAACTTTTTATGAAACATATAGTTTCTAGGTTTAGAATATGAAAACTCGTAAAACTCCCCTGTTTTAATTTTCTTTGCTTGTTCAAAATCACTATCATAAGCGAGTTTAAATTGTCCATTAAGTTGTTTTACGAGTGTTATTTTCATTTTAATTTTGTTTTAAAAAGGCAAATCGTAGTGATCTTCTTTTAAATTAACATTTTCTGTAAGTGCAAACTCAGAAGCGTTTGGTATTGCTTTAGCATTAATACCATCGGTTGTAGCTTCTGTTTTTTCAATTCTCCAACCTTGAATAGAATTAAAATACTTTGTTTCTCCTGCTGGGTTTTGCCATTCACGACCTCTCAAATTAATTGAAACTTTTACCGCTTGACCTACTGAATAACCGTTTAGTAAATCGCATTTATCTTGCGCAAATTCTACTAAAATTTGTTGCGGATATTGTTCATCCGTTGTTACCACAAGTTCCCGTTTTGAGAACTTTTCAGAAACTTGAATTGTGTTTCCTACTAATTTAATCTTTCCTAATACTTCCATTGTTAATTGTTTTAAAATTGTTTATTATCTATTAAATACTGCATAAATTCATTTTTTATAATAATAGCTTCTTCAAGTCTTTGCTTAATTAAGTCAATTATTTTTTCATCTCGTTCTACTATTATTTCGTGCCACATTTCAACGCCGTTATAAATAATGTAATTAAAAAAATGCGCTCTTTGTGAGTTGGTACATAACATTTGCATTTGCATTTGTGAAATATACGCTTTATCAATTTGATTATCTTTAACTAACTTAAAAAACTTGTTAGCCCTTGGGCATTTGATTTCTAATATTGCATCTTTACCAACTAAACCGTCAGGGGACGCTCCGGCATGTTCT